GGTAAAGGTTCTGTTAGTGAAGAATTCTTTATCAATGGTAATGCAGTAATGAATGAAAAATATGATGGGAAATTCCCGTGGAGAAAAAAATGATTGATTTTCTAACATTAGACCAAGTTAAAGTTGTAAATAAACCTTGGGGGTGGGAAAAATGGTTACAAGCTGGTGATGATGTTTATCCTTTTTGTTTAAAACAATTATTACTTAAAGCTGAAAATAAAACAAGTTTACAAGTTCACCAATATAAAAGCGAAAGTATTATTATATTAAGTGGTACAGGATTTTTATTAACTTATGATGAACCTTTTGATTGTGAAAAGTATTTAGCAGGTGGTTATTCAGAAGTAGAAATTAAAGATATAGTTAATAATCTAAGGATTATTGAATTAAAACCAAATAACGTATTTCACACTCCTCCAGGAACGATACATAGAATGATAGCAGATAGTGATTTGTTATACATCGAATCAAGCACTACACAACTTGATGATGTAATCAGATTACAAGATGACAAAAATCGACAACATGGTAGGATTGAAAATGAACACAAATGATTTGACAGTATTAATATTAGCAGCTGGTTATGGTCGCCGTATGGGCCCATTTAGTCGTATGGTCAACAAAAGTCTTGTACCATATGATAATAAACCATTGATTAGCCATATCATAGAAAAATTCCCTAAAGAAAATACAAAATTTGTTATTGCTTGTGGTCATATGGGACAACAAGTCAAAGACTATGTGAGTAATGTGCATGATGATAAGTGTATTATATTTGTAGATATACCAGACTTTAGTGAAGGCAATACTGGTCCTGCTACAACAATCCAACATTGTAAAGAACATATCAAAGGTGGTTTTCTTTGGTTAAGTTGTGATACATTATTTGATTTTAATTATACAAGTAGAATGGATCATAATTGGATTGGAGTATATCCTGTAGATAGTTCTATTAGTCAAGATTATTGTTGGATTAAACGTGATGGCGATGATATCGTTGAAGTAAAAAACAAAGAACATAGTAATACAGCTGTTGACGCATTTATTGGACTCATGTATGCTAAAGATGACCAATATCTCAATAACTTAATTGAAAGAAGTGCAAAAGAGAATTACGAAGGATTTTCAGGATTAGATTTAAAAGCACATACTGTGCGTGAATGGTTAGATTTTGGTACATTCGAAAAATGGAATGAAATTAACGAAAAACTTCCTGAAATTAGTTTCCCTAAGCCAGATGAATTATTCTATTCTGATAATAAACGTGTCATAAAATATTTTACAAAAGAGAGTCATGTCGATAGTCGTGTTTCTCGAGCATTGGCTAATCCAGAATCCACTCCTACGAACATTAAAGGCGTTAGTAACTTTTTAATTCACGATTGGGCTCAAGGAGATATCGTATACAATCAAGTAACTCCAGAATTATTTACTGAAATGCTTGATTGGTGTGATAAGACTTTATGGAAAAAAGTCCCTAATGTAGGAAGTTATGATGCTTGTAAAAAATTCTACAAAGAAAAAACATTAGAAAGAGTTAATCAATTTCGTGTTAAGTATGCTGATTGGAGTGAGTGCTGTCTTGTTAATCGAAAAGAGGTAGATAGTATTGATAACTATTTGTCTAGAATCGATTGGGAGTGGTTATGCAATAAAACAGAATGGAAATGGATACATGGTGATTTACACTTTGATAATACTATCTATGATCCAAACACAAAAAAATTTACTGCTATCGATTGGCGAACAGACTTTGCTGGAGAAATTTATGGTGATATGTATTATGATTTAGCTAAAATGCTTGGAGGCATTTGGTTAAATTATAAATTAGTTAAAGAAGATAAGTATAGTTATCATGAACTTAATGATTATTCCACAATAGAAGTTCCTAGCGTAGAAAATCCTTTGGTATATGAAAACATTTTAAAACAATATGTTATTAAAAATAACTTAGATTGGCTTAAAGTTAAAATACTTGTGCCTATCATTTATTTAAATATGAGTCCTTTACATGAAGCACCTTTTGATAAATTTTTAATTTCACTTTCACAATTACATTTTTCGAAAATACTATGAATCAAACAACTATTGAATATGCAGCCACATTAATTAATCCTGAATACAAACACGTTTTAGAATATGGTGTTTTTGAAGGACGAACACTTAGGCGAGCAAAAGATACTTTAAGTGCAACATTTCCGGACAAAGAATTTAAAATTTATGGTTTTGATTCTTTTGTTGGTCTTCCAGAAGATTGGGTTGGAGAAGTTGGTTTTGTAACACATAAAGAATCTTTTGATGTTAAAGGAAATATTCCAGATATACCTGGTGTCAAACTTTTTATTGGATGGTTCGAAGATACTATTCCTAACTATTTAAAAGAAGCTGATACAATTTCTTTATTACATGTTGATTGTGATTTATATTCTTCAACTGTAACTGTATTAGAAACTATGCGTCCATATATTAAATCTGGAACAATCATTGTTTTTGATGAATGGGTTTATTTTAATATAGAAGAATGTAATGACCATGAACAGAAAGCATTTTATGAATGGGTCAATAAGTACGATATCAAATACGAATTTATTGAATTCTTTGATTATGAAAATCCTACAGAAAGAAAAATTGTTAAGATATTATGATTAAAAACTTTATTTTGGATGTTGATGGTTGTTTAAATGATGGCAAAATATATTGGGGTGTAGATGGTAAACCATTTAAAGCATTTGGTAATTATGACCATGATGGTTTAAAGTTTTTGAAATCTCATGTAAACATTCAATTTATTACTGCTGATAAGATGGGTTGGGATATCATCAAGTCAAGAGTTGTTGACCATATGAAATTTCCATTAACACTTGTTATTGAAAAAGATAGATTTGATTATGTTAAATCTCACAACTTTGAAGAAACGGCTTATATGGGAGATGGATATTTTGATGCTCCTATCATCAAACACGCATGTATTGGTATAGCACCAGCACAGGCAAGAATTGAAGCTCGTGCTGAGGCTGATTATATTACTGATAGTAAGGGTGGAGAAGGTGCTGTAATGGATGCTTGTATGTATTTAATTAAAAAAATGGGAATAAAATTATGAATTTTAAATTAGGATTTGGACCAATGAGTGATGTTATTGTTGATACAATGACAAATTATGCTAACACATATAAACAGCCTCTGATGATTATTGCTAGTCGTAATCAAGTTGATGCAGATAGTGGTTATGTGATGACTACAAAACAATTAAGTGACAGAGTTGCTCGTGTTAAAACAGAGTATATTAGACTTTGTAGAGACCATTGTGGTCCATATTTTTTAGATAGCGAGAAAGGTTTATCTTCAGCAGATGCTATTGAGGCAACTAAAAAAACTATTGCTGCTGATATTGAATCTGGTTTTGACCTTATACACATTGATACTAGTCGTATTGGTGAAGGTTATAAAGTTGCAGAAGAATTAATTAAATTCTGCTTAGATTTAAATCCAAATATTTTATTTGAGTTTGGCACAGAAGAAAATGTAGGTGTTGCTGCTGGAGTATCAAAATATCAAGAAGATATTAAGTTTGCTAGTCAATTTAAAAACATGCAATATGTTGTAGCACAAACTGGTAGTTTAACAATGGAAGATAAACAAGTTGGTAAATTGGATGTTGATAATGTTAAAAAGTTGGTTGGTTACGCTAATGAAGCAGGCATCAAACTTAAAGAACATAATGCTGATTATTTGACAGCAGAAGAAATTCAATTAAGACGAGAAATTGGAGTACATGCTCTTAATATTGCACCACAATTAGGCGTAATTCAAACCAAAACTATTTTAGCACTAACGAATCAATATGGTATCGATTCTACTGATTATAAAAATTTAGTATTGAATTCTGGTAAATGGAAAAAATGGCACATTGATAGTAATGATGAATCTAAGGTTGACTATGCAGGCCATTACTGTTATAATAGTGATATATTTAAAAAAATGGTTTCAAATATTCCTTATTGGCAAGTTTCTGTTGCTAACAATATATTCGATTGCTTAAACTTATATTATAATAACCTATGACAAAAGATAATGATATTGTAATTGGATTTATTACCGGTTACAAGTATGACCATAAAGTTAAAAATTGGGTTGAATCATTAATTGATTCTGGTTTCACCGGAACAAAAATGATGATAACTTATAACATTGATAAAGATGTTGTTGATAAATTAGAAAGTAAAGGGTTTACAGTTATACCTTTACAAGTTAATGGCCAATTCAATATTGTTAATGTAAGATTTTTACACATTTGGCAATTCTTAAAAAACATAGCAAATAAACCAAGATATATTATTCAAACTGATGTAGCTGATGTTGTATTTCAATGTAATCCATCTGATTGGTTGGAACAAAACTTAGGTGATAAAAAACTTTGTGCTTCGGCTGAAGGATTGAAATATAAAGATGAGTCTTGGGGTATACATAATATGTTTAAATCTTTTGGTCCGCTTGCTGCCGACTATATGCAAAATACTCCAATCTATAACGCTGGTGTAACAGCAGGTACGTATGAAGAATATATAGATTTATGTTATAATGTTTCGTTGCTTTGTAATGGTGCCCCACAATTTGTTGAAGGTGGTGGAGGTCCAGACCAAGCTGCATTGAATCTACTTCTCTCACTCAAACCTTATAAAGATATTACATTGTATACTAACCATGATGATGGTTGGGCTTGTCAATGTGGTACAACAGTAGACCCAAATAAAATTGATAAGTTTAGACCAAATCTATTAAGTCCAGAACCAGTTTGGAAAGACGGAAAAGTTTTTACTTCAACAGGTAAAGAATATTCTATAGTGCATCAATATAATCGTGTTCCTGAATGGAACCAATTCTATTTAAACAAATACAAAGATAGATGAATAAAGGCCTTTCTGGTTGTAAAATAGAATTGATTGATGAAGATACATTAAGAAAATCATCTACTGATAATAGACTTTTTAATCAGATGATAAAGCAAAAAAATTTTGCTGATTTGAATTTTACTTACATTAAAACTCCACGAATAAAAGACTATTCATGGGACAATTTAAACATATTCCATTTTGATATGGAATATATTCCATCTTCTTCTTTCAAAGACTTTTTTTCTGAAGCTTCAAAATCTGAATTAGATAATTTTTATTTTTGTCTAAACCAATATTTAAATTCTATTGTGCCTAATGGTAATATAGATTTCACTCCAGAGATTTTAAATAAATTAACTTCATTATACCTCAGTAGCGATTACAAAAAGTTTATTGATTATTTGATACAAAAATTATATAATCAAAAAATATTTTTACCAGAATCAATTTGCCATGGCGATTTAACCCTATCAAATATACTTTTTAAAAAAGGTGATTATTATTTTATTGATTTTTTAGATTGTCATATCAATACATATTACTACGATTTATCCAAACTAAAACAAGACCTATATTACAAGTGGTCATTAAAAGTGGAAAACAATACCAATTTAAAAGTTAGGCAAGGTATTGACTATATTTGGAAATTAGTGTATAATGAGTATAAAGAAACATATGATTCTTATGAATTTCAATTTGTAGATGCCTTAACTCTATTAAGAATAGAGCCTTATATTAAAGATACCAAAACAAAACTTATATTAAAAACTTGTATAGAAAAACTTAATTTATATGAAAAATTTATTACTACCACTAGCCGGTAAATCTTCAAGATTTCCAAATACTAGACCAAAATGGATGCTAACTCATCCTAAAACTGGTCGAATGATGGTTATTGAAGCAATACAAGGTTTGCCTTTGAATGAGTTTGATAACATATATTTGGGGTTATTAAAAGAGCATGTTGATGAATTTAAATTTATTAAAGGCTTAGCACTCGATTTAGTAAGTTGTAATTTAAAAATTAGTGTGCATACTGTTATTTTAGATGAGCCAACAAAATCTCAATCGGAAACAGTTTATACTATGATAAAAAAACAAGACATCAAAGGATATATCCTCGTAAAAGATTGTGATAATTATTTTGAAACACAATATAAAGATTTTGAACACAATCAAGTATGCTATTCTAAGTTAGATGACCATTCAAGTATTAATCCTAGCAATAAAAGTTATATTTCATTAGATGATAAAAATTATATCCTAAACATAGTAGAAAAAAGAATTATCAGTAATACTTTTTCTGTTGGAGGTTATGGTTTTAAAGATGCTCAACAATTTGCGGAATATTATGAAAAACTCAATAAGGTTGGAGTTGAAGGTGAGTGTTATATTAGTAATATCATTTATGAAATGTTATTAGATGATATTAAGTTTAAAGGACAACCTGTCACTAATTACCTCGATTGGGGCACAGCACAAAATTGGTTGGAATATAAAAAGAATTTTAGAACAATATTTGTAGACTTAGATGGTACACTAATCACAAATACTTCTTGGCATTTTCCTCCTTATGTTGGAGAAGGTCGACCAATACAAAAAAATATTAATGAATTGAAAAGAGTTTATACAGAAGGTTGTAAAATTATTATTACAACAAGTAGACCTGAAAGATTCCATGAAATTACTATTGATGAATTGAAGAAACATGATATACCTCATGACCAATTAATTATGGGTTTACCTCACGGCAAAAGAACATTGGTTAATGATTACGCAGAAAGTAATCCATATCCATCATGTGATAGTATAAATATTCCTAGAAATTCTGACACTTTATATTTGGGGTAATTATGAATATAGCATTATTGTTTTTCGGCCAATTAAGATGGATGGATAATCCATACACACACACTTCTTATCACGAACACATTATCAATAAGTATAATACTGATGTTTTTGGTAGTTTTTGGAAACCAGAAAAAGGCGCCGCTTTGTCTGAAACTAATCACGTAGATAAGGCAGCACCAACGCCAAATGATGTATTAGGACCAGAAAAAATACAAAAACAATATAAATTTACAGATATTGAATTTAGAGAACCTATTGATAAATTTGACTTTACTGAAACATTAAAACAAAAAGCACAAAATCATAATTGGCCTGATATGTGGAAAGGATTTGATGGAACTGAAAATGATTGGTTCTCAAAACCTAATGTTTTTCATATTCTATTATCACACATGAATGCTATTCAAGGTGCTGGTAGATTTTTAGAAAATTATATTGAAAAGACTGAAAAAGAATATGATTTAATCTTTTTAGCTAGACCTGATATTTGTGTTTGGGGTTTTCCTGATTTAGGTACTTTACCAAAAAACAACTTTTATTTGAGTAGTCATCATAATAAATTTCCTGATTTAGGATTTATTTTTCCACCAAAATATCTAAAAACATTTTCAAATGTATATGATAATACAGTTAATATAACAGATGAAGAATTGTATAGTTTATGGGAACCTAATGCTGAAGCATTAAAGTTTAATTCTTGTAGAAAATACGTTCCTTTAGATAGAATATATGGCATACCTATGCCACTTAGAGTTGTTCGAGGAAATGACTGTCGTGGTCCTAGGTGGTAATTAAAGCATGAAAAAACTTTGTTTTGTTGTTCATCGTTATGCACCTTTTCCTGGTGGTTCAGAAACCTATGTTCAACAGATGGCTGAAGAATGCTTCAATAGAGGTTATGATGTTACAGTAATAGCTGCAAAGCATCGAGGCGACCTCAATGGAGTTAAAGTTACTTCTAAGAGAAGCGTATTACTTGAACCTTTTGATTTAATTATTGTCCATTCTGCCAATGTTAATATTCAAGAAAAAGTGTTAGCGATGGCCAAAAATATCAAAAATCCAATACTCTTTCTTATCATAGATCCAATAGAAAGCTTTATTGGTTTACGAGCACTCAATAACGTTAAGTATATTGGTTGTTCCTCTGAACACGATTGGGACTTTGTAAGAAAATGGAATGTAGAAAACAAAGCTTACAAAGTTATTCATGGCATTTCTCCAAAAGATTCTATTGGTACCAAAGGCCTATTCAAAGACAAGTTTAACATTCCAAAAAATAAGAGAATGTTTCTATCTTGTGGAGGATATTGGCCTAATAAAAGAATGAAAGAGCTATCAATTGCCTTCTCACAAGCTAATCTTGATGACGCCATACTTGTACTGACAGGATATGATAATAGTGATAATCTTATGCCTCAGAGTAGTGAAAATGTTATATCATTAATGGTAGAAGATCCAAAAGATGTGAAAAATGCCATTGCTGATGCAGATTGTTATATTATGAATTCTTCTTCAGAAGGATTTGGATTAGTTATATTAGAATCTATGATAAACAAAACTCCATGGATTTCTCGTAACATTGCAGGGGCTAAACTATTATCCAAATATGGTACTGTATATGATACCGAAGAAGAATTAACCGAAATACTCAAAATATGGAGAAACCGTAATGTGGATGCTGGTTATGAGCATGTAATGAATTACCACCTTATTAAGAATACCATAGATGATATTGAAGATATTTTAAAAACCGAATAAATTTAAGCTCTATGTATCGAAGCCAGTGTTTCTACGCATTGGCTATCAAAATTAAAATGTTGTATAAATAAGAAATACGGCGACCAAAGTGTGTTGCAAATCTGTAAGGAAATCAATGTTATTGTTCAGAACGTTTTTAAAAGAAGAGGCTGAAACCGAGGCAACTGGTAAATTGAAACATATTGACCATGCTGAAGATAGACCTATTCTTTACGGCGGTACAAAACGTGGTTTTAGTCATGCATATGACGCCTTAATGAAGGCACACAATCACACCAAATCTGGTGGAAAAAGCTCTGATTTAACAATGAAGTATGACGGTTCTCCTTCATTAGTTTTTGGCCATCATCCAGAAACTGGCAAGTTCTTTGTAGCATCTAAATCTGCTTTCAATAAAAATCCAAAAATTAACTATACATCAGCTGATATTGCCAAGAATCATGGACATGCGCCTGGTTTAATGAAAAAACTTCAAGCTGCATTACATCATCTAAAGAAAGTTGCACCTAAAACAGGTGTATATCAAGGCGACATGATGTTCTCCGAAAATGATGATGAAAAAGAAGCAAGAAAAGAGAAAAAAGGTGGTAAAGTTTCTTTTAATCCAAATACTATCAATTATACAGCAAATGGTGAAGAAGCTGAAAGAGTCAAAAAAGCGAAAGTTGGTATAGTTGTACACCAACAATATCATGGTGATACTATTGATAATATGACTGCGGATCCTCATCCAGACTTACATCATTTTGGCTCACATCAAGATGTATGGATGAAAGGTGCAGAACATGATACTAAGAACGTACATTATTCTGATGAGGACCAAAAAGAATTCTTAGACCATTTAACCAAAGCAAAAGCAATACATGATAAACACGGTAAAGATATGTACAAGGCCACAGAGATGCATCGTGGCGAAAATGGTCATTTAATCACCTATATCAATTCAACAGTAAGAACAGGTGAAGTTCCATCAGCTGAAGGACTAGCAAAACACATACAAGATAAGTACGCTAAGATGAAGGCATTAAAGACTCCTGCTGGTCAATCTCGCAGAGAAGCTGAAATGAAATCTCACCTTGATTATATCAAAAAGAACAAGAAACATTACGCTCACTTATTAGAAATGCACCATCATTTACAAGCAGCTAAAAATGTATTAGTTAGAAATTTAGAACAACATACTGGTGGTTTAGAACATGACATTGAAGGCCAACATACTGGTCCAGAAGGATTTGTTGTGAACCATTCAGGTGAACCAACTAAATTAGTAAACCGTGAAGAATTTGCAAAAGCAAATTTATTAAGACAAAATAAGTTTGGTAAAAAATCACAAGAAGAAACCACATCATGAAATCATTCCTAGAAATACTTGAAGAATCACAAAAAACACATAATCCTGTGGTAATGGCTTTTGGTCGTATGAATCCTCCTACAACTGGTCATCTTAAACTGATTGATAAAGTTCGTGCTGAAGCTGCAAAAAGAAATGCAAAACATACGATTATAGTTTCACATTCACAAGACTCCAAAAAAAATCCA